CAAGTCTTGAATATTCACTTTTTAATTGTTCTATTTTAGCTTCTTCAGAAGCTGCATATCTGTCAGCTCTATTAGCTAGAGCAATTTGAAAAATTTCAGGAAAGAACATTAAGTTTATAGATTTTTTCTCATACCTTTCCATAGATTCTTTAAATAGTTTTCTTTCTAATTCTATTTCTTCAGCAACACCAGCTATTTTTTGACGATCTCGTGCTTCTTTCCCAGTAAAAATATCATATAACTCTTGTGTAGCTGAAAAAATAATTGGTATAGGTATTCCTGTTATAGAAGAAATAATTTGAGCATCAGTAAGCTTTTCTAATGCATCAATTGCATCATGTGAGATAGTAGTAAGTTCTCTACTTATATTTCTGTCTAGCCTAGCAGCTTCATCGCTGATATTGTTTCCAGCTCTGTGCAGTTCATTAGTTACATTGCGTTTTGCTCTTTCCAACTCTTTTGATATATTGCGAGTTGCTCTATGTGACTCATTTGATACATTACGCTTTGCTCTTTCCCATTCATCTGAAAACGAACCCATAAGAAACCTTTCACTTCAACGATATATCTACAGAGATATTATCTTTAATTACCTTACTGTCGTCAATCACTTTAGTATATTCAAGAAGATAACCTACAACTTTTAATGCTTCAATATCATTTGAAACCTTTTTTGTTACTTGTATAATTATTTCGTTTCTTATATTATCTACAAAATCGTAAAGCCATTTTGTAAAAATTTTTACATTATTGATTGACTCTGATGATATAAATATTTTATATCCAAGTTCTATATCAGTCATCGCAATGTTCGCAGCACCATCAAAAACTTTTCTATGTGGTATAATTGACACTTGATTATGTATAACAACAGGACCAAATATTTTTATAACTATAGATAATTTTAATCTCGTACTATCAAAAAGTCCTTTGTAAAATATATCAATATAATCATTATTTTCAAACTGCTCACCATCTGAAACTATTACTATTTTTTTTGTTATAGCTGATAGCTCATTAAGCATTGTAGATAAATCTTTAGCACTCATTGCTGTTGGTTCAGTTTTATCAATTATTATCACATCAAAAATAGTATCAAAATCTTTTTTAAATCTAGATACAACTTTTAATACAGCTTGCAATAGATCATTACTTGTTGGATTTTCAATATGCTCAACATACTCTATTAGGTTCAATTCTAAAATATTATTTTCCATAAGACACCTATGTTAATTAACCTTAGTAAAGTTTTTCTCAGTACCTTCTGGATCTTTAAATTCACTATCATCTACAGAATAATATGGATCATCAAGACCTTCCATCACTGATCTAACAAGTGCTCTCATGTTTTTAAAATCTCGTTCTCCAGCAATTACATTTGCTGAACTTATGTATTTTATAAAATCTGAAAACTGTTCAGTTGCTTTAACTCTAATATTATCATTACGAGTGTATTCCATTATTCTTTTTTTAGCAATATTGAAATCAATATCAGCTTCAAGCTGTAACATTGTTGCAGCTTTTTGATCAAGATCCGCTTGTATATTTTCTAGCCTTTTTGACTCATCATACCCAAGCATTATATTTTGCTTATCCATCATTTCTTGCTGAGTTTTTAACTTTGTCATTTCTGACTTTCCAGCAGTATCATCTTCTATTGGACCAGTCCATACTCCATCTCCATCAACATGCATACCAGACAATATTCTATCATTAATAGATTTCGCCTCTTTTGATAATGCTTCAAATTCTGCACCTTTTGCATTTTCTTCAGCAGCAGCTTCACCCATAGCGTATTGAACAGCATATTGAAAAGCAGCAGAAATCATATTTGTGTAAATAGCACCAGCTTCAGATTGTGTTATGTTGCCAATTCTTTTTGCATCATTAATATGTATCCTTGCTACTGTCATCATGTCACCAACATAACCACCATCTTTAATTGTTTTTTTTCCAACAATCTTTTTCCAATCTATTCTTTTTATACCAGAGTCAGCCATATCAATTTCCTTTTATAAATTATGTTATTTTATTAGTTACAACTGTTAAATTCTCTACTCTTCTTACTATTGTTCTAGATAATTTAGCAACTATAACTCCATCTACATCTAAGCTACCAGAAGCAACATATACATCTATTATATTAACACCCAAATTTAATGGAACATTATTGAATATTATATATCCTGGTGAATCGTCAGTAGCATCTTGAAACTCATCTGGTACATTTATTGTTTTAACAACTGTTCCAGTTCTTATTTCAGCATGTATATTATCAAGAGGTTGACCTATAATTTTTTTTATTCTTATGTCAAAACGCAATTCTATATTATCTTCTGTTGTATAGTTCATCATTTACCTTATTTTATTCAGAACCACATGTGCCACCTGTGGTTCTGAGATATTAATCTACTAACGCATCTAAAGATTCATCTCTTATCGTTTGTTTTTTTGCTAATTTTTCTAGCTCTTTTTTATTAAGCATTGGTAATTCGATAATATTATATGCAGGGAACTCTATAGTATCAACTCTGTTCTCTTCATCGTTTTGAACAGACTGAACAATAACAGCATTTTTTAAATTCTGTAAAGCACCAAATCTTATGTGCCAAGGTTTACCAAGTACAAGTCTATCAGTATGATATCCTAATACTTCATTTCCCCATGTTACATTAAGAACTTGATTAGGAGCAGCTTTTGTTTGATTTTGAGCATTAGAAGTTACATTAACTCTTACAAGTCTCATAAATACTTTGTATTGCTCTCTCTTTTTTTTAGCTGCTTCAACTTTTTTGTTTGTCTTTTTAGATTTTTTAGGAGATGTTTCTTCTTCTACTTGAACATCTTCATCTTCTGTTTCTTCTGAAACTCCATAATAATTATCTAATGCAGCGATAAGTTCAGCTTTATTAGGTTTTTGATTTTTAGATTCAACTTCTATACCCAAATCATCTACTAGAGATAATAGTTGTGCGTTTGTTTGACCTTCGTAACTCATTTTTAAATTCCTTATTGGTTTGATTTTCATCTATTGCCATATTAATTTTTTTTTATCAATAAGCCTCCATAAAAAGGAGGCAGATTTAAGCTAAAGCAAAATTAGCTTATTTTAGCAGTACATACTATTTGACGGATCCATTCTGGTCTTAGAGCCATAAATCCATAATACCAAGAAATACTTACTGCACCTTTTTTACCATATACATCATTATACGCATCTGGTTTTGGAAGAATTGTTGTAACTCTAGCTACATCACCTTCAAATCCTACAGTTGCAAACGAACCTGAACCAACGAAAAGAACTGGTAGTCCATCATATTTCCACTCATTAGTGTCAGTATGAGTTGTATAATAATTTGCTTCATCAGAAACATCATCATCATCAGCATCAGAGTCAGCACCAACACCAGCATATATAGGCATATCTTCAACTTCAATAAATCTAAATTGACCTATTTTACCGATTTCGCCTTCTGCAATTGTACCAGCAGATGCATACATTTCAACAGGAACCCATACTTCTTTTTCAAGAGAACCATTAGTAATAGTCATATCTTCAAGAGTAGGAATCATTTCTGAACCAACATAAACATATCTTGCTTTTGCAACAGTAGATGTGCCTATTTTTTTAGAACCGTCGATTAACTTAGTATCTTTAGGACATCTAGCGTCTTTAAGACTTTTATCCATTAATCTTAAAGAAGAGAATGTTAAAGAATCATCTTTATCTAAGTCAGCAAGAGTCATAGCATCACCAGCAAATGTTCTGTTAGTTTCAGAAGCAGTTAAAAGATCGGCACGAATTTGAGCTTCACGAATATCACCTTGAGCCTCACCAACACTTCTTGAATATCTACCTAAAAGACCTTTTTCAGTATCCATATCTAATTGTTTTTTAGTAAAACTCATATAGAAACCAAATTCAGTTACAGTAGCAGAAATATCAAGACGCTTCATACCAACTTGGTTAACCATCCCGCCTTCTTCAGTAAGTGCAGGGAACGCACCTTTTTGAACAAGAATATCTTTAGAACCACCATAAAAATTACCATTACCAGACTTAACTGAACCAGTAGCTCCAGCTGCATCTTTAGCTAATTGCAGAGTTGCATATCCAACATCGTTATTAACAGAAACACCATCAGCATCATAAGCATACCAAGTACCAGCAGTAAGTTTAATACCATTAGCATCAATACCTTGATCATTAATGTTTGATGGATGTAAGATAGGAATCTCGTGATATTTAACAAGAGTGTCTCCATAATGTTTCTTTTGTGTTTCTTTAGAACCTAGCTGTGAGAAAATTTTATTTCTTTTAGCTTCAATAACAGCCGCTCTCGACCAAAACTTATCATTAAATTGTTTACCTATTGATGAACCAGATGCTCCACCTTTTCCAAATACCATACTCATTACTTTTCCTTTTTATTGCTCTTTATATATAAGAGACTTAATTATACACTTCAGCTTCAAAAAACTTCATAAATTCTTCATCTGAAAGCTCAGCAGGATCAAATGAACTTTGAACCTTTTTCTTTTTGACTGGTCGCTTTTTACTTACAGATGCAGCTTTTTTTCTAGCTAATGCAGCTTCTTTGTTTCTTTTCTCGACTTTGGCTTTATAAGCTTCAGCTTTGGCATCATTGCCATTACTTGTTTTTTGAACTTTATTTTTACTTCTCAAAGTTTGTTCTCTATTTCTTCTTTCAATATCTAATCTTATTTCAGCTTCAAGTTCGCCTGCAGCTTCTCTATATTGAGATATAGCATTTTTTGAAGAAAATACTCCATTAACATCAACTATTTTCTTTTCAGCGATCTTATCTTGAACAAGATCAAAAATACCATTATTTAAATGTTCAATCAGATCAGAACCACTTTGAGGATCTTCGATTAATTCAATAACACTTTCTCTGTCCCATTGTCTACCTAGTACATCTTGTACCCTGTCTTTAACTCCAGTACTATCAGCTGACTCTAAAATGTCATCCAATACTATCTCAGCTTTTGAAGCTAAGTGAGTCCTATTATCATATTTTATTTCTTCCATATCAAGATCAATAGGATCTATGTTAAGATTTTTTAGATGCTGTTTTAAAGCTTCTGGATCTCCGTCAATAAGACTCATTGCTAAGTCAAATTTTTCTGGGCTATCTAACATTCCTCTTTCTTTTAATGGATTCATATATGGTCTATATTTTTTAAAACCAGCCATTTTGTCACTGAATCCAGCAGCCATTTGTTGTGCCTGTTTGATCTTTTTAGGATCTGAGAATCCTCGAACAGTTTTACCATTAGCAACAAATTCTGAAGTAACTTCATCATAGAAATTTTTGAATTTTTTATATTCATCTTTATAGTTTATTTCGCCAGTATCAACATCGTCGCCGTCACCACTTTGTTTCGTTTCAGGTTCATCAGATGATTTTTTATCATCATCACTATTATTTCCATTTTGAGAGTTTTCCTCATCTTCCTCTTCTTGTTCTTCGTCATCTGGTTCTTCAGTATCAAGATCATCGCCGTCGCTATCATCATTCGTTTCAGTTTCATCAGAGTCAGAATCATCAAGTTCGTCAGAATGATCCGTGTCCTCGTCGTAATTATCTTCTTTTTGTTCTTCTTCGCTATCGTCTTCTTGTTCTTGTTCTTCTTGTTCTTCTTCTTGATTTTCATCATCAGCTTCTAAAGAATCATCATTTTCATCGCCACTATTACTATCATCATTACTACTATCATCTTCTAAAACTTCAGGACTTTCTAAAAAGTCCATAAATTCTTCATCAGACAAAGTATCTATATCTATATTTTTATCCATAGATTACTCCTTAGTAGTTGAATCTTCACTACCTCTGGCAGTTACTTCTTTCCTGTAATCTTCTAATTCAACTATTGTTTCAGGAAGGGTAATAGCTTCTCTTAATTTAACACCAATAAATTCTTTAAGACTTCTGATTGCAGCTATTTTTTCAAGTAGTGTATCATTAATTTCTTTTTTCCAACCCATAGGTGTAATTAAAAGCGAGAAAATTCTTTCAGCTTCTGTTTCCATATATCCATCAAGTATAACTGTCTTAAAGTCATCATTAGTATGAAGTCTTTCTATCGCTTCAGCTAATTCTATTTGATCTTTATGTTCAGCTATCTTGTTATCAATATGCTCAAGTTCTTCTTTAATTTGTTCTTCTAGAGTAGATTCATTATCCATTGTCTATTTCCTTATTTTTTTGGTTATGGATGCATTAGCATTGCCACTTAGATTCAGCTTTTAATGTCGTTCATTTTATTGGACAAAGAGTAAAAAAAGAACTCTTTTATTGTTTTTATTTACTGTTGCTGCTGTTGCATTTGCATCTGTTGCTGCGTTTGCATATCTTGCTGTTGCTTCATGTCTTGTTCGTTACCAGCTGCCATAGCTTTATCTCTAGCCCATAACGCTAATGGACTCATATGTGAATCTATTTCAGGAGAAGGCATATCAACTGGACCTGGACCATTTGGAACATTAGCACCTTGAGGCATAGCAACTCCTTGAGGTTCAACAGGAGATTCTTGAGGCATTCGAGAATCAACTTCTGACATTATAATTTCTTTTGCCTGGTCACTAACGTTAGGATCATTCAAAATATCATTAATATCAGCTCCATTTTGCAATGCAACAAATAATGAGTTTACCTCTTCCTCTGTAGATACTGTGTTATCTACTTGAGGTTTATCTTGAATATTATATCCTAAACCTTGCCCATTTTGCAAGTCTCCAGATAATCCTCCACTATTAGGATTTAATAATTCTAACATTTGTTGTTCATCCATGTAATATTCCTTTTACTTAATTAGTCGCTAGAATTTAAATAACTCATAGCCATTTTGTCTAAATCATGTAATCGTTTATAGTTATCATCATCTAGTTTTTCAGCTCGTTTAGTGCCACTATCTTCTTTTAAGAAGTCGTAATCTAAAATATCAGTTTCGCTTCTTAGTTTTTCTGCTTTAGCTATCATCTCTTCAGCTTTAGCAGCTTTAAGTATAGTGTCTCCTTTTAAGTTTTCTGTAGATCTACTAATTCTTTCTTTAATTTTGCTATCTTCAGATTCGATATCTTTAGCAAGGCTAGCTATTTCCATTTGTAATTTCTGATTAATAAGTCTTTCATTTTCTAATTGGAGTTTTTTCAATTCTTCTTCAGCAGGATCAGGTTCTGGAGAAAACTCTTCCATCTTTTGAGCCAAGTCTGGTTGTTTCCATAGTCTAGCTATTTTTGCATATATTATTTTACTCATCTCAGGGTGCATACTAGCTGCGTTTGTTTGCATTAGCATATTTAATTTTTCTGCAGTGTCATTATCTTTTTCTGGAGTTGATACATCAATTTTTAAATCGAACTGACCTTTAAGGTCTTCTCTTTTAACTTCTACATATTCTGATTTAGTAATTCTAACAACTTCTTTCTCATCAAGATAAGCTTGATTCATAATTATTGTTTTTGAAGCCATATCTTTGAAGAGCTGATTTGATATTCTTCTAAGTATACTTAACTCTCTTTTTGAAGTAGCATCAAGTGCACTTCGTATACCTGTAGCAACAGTACCAAGAGCTTGGCTACTTATACCACTAGAGAAAGCTTTTGTTGCAGAAAGAGATTCAGCTTCATTGTTATTCATTGATATCATATCAAAAACAGTTCTTGGCACTGGATCTACTGTTTGTGTATATATTCCAGTTCGAGGATCCATATCTCTTTTGAAAAATACTGTTCTTCCAGCTTTATAATTATCATTCTGTAATGGACTAGAAAAGAATTGCTCATTTATAAATCTTTGACCAAGAGCTTGCGTTGATGTTATATCTTGTGCAGCTCTAGTCATTTTACCAATTGATTCTTGATTTTCAAGAATAAGATCTCCATCAGATTGACCTCTGATATTATTTTTAACTGGCAAATATGATGATACAGAAAATGGTAGTTTACCGTGAGGAAATGGATTTTTTTCAAGTCTAATCAGAGTTTTGCCAACCCATGTAGCAATAATAGCAGTGGTCTCACCAGAACCATCTATATCCCAAAAACCCCAGTATTCATATGCTGTTATTTTTTTTCTAGCTTTATCTTTAAATTCGAATGATGTTTTATAGTTATTTATTTCGTTGTAAGATGAGTTATAATCAGTGTCCTCATTTTCTATATGGTCTAAATTCTTATATATTCCATGTTCTTCACCATTTTCATCGGTAGTAAATTCTTGTTTTTTTAATGTATTTAAATCTGTTTCGTATTCATGGATTACAAATTGAGCATCACTAAATATACCTTTACAAGTAGGATCTATAATTATACTTTCATTATCACATACTTCATATATTGGTTGATTTTTTACAAGAACAGATTCTTCGACAACAACAACTTCTGTTCCTGTCTGCACTGGTTCACCAGTTTCCATCATTTGTTGTGCTTGTTGAGGATCTATCTCTCCGTTAGATATAGCCTGTTGCAGTAACTGATAAGATTCTTCAGGAGTAGCATATACAGGTTGTTCTTTCTCAACCTCAACTGTTTCTTCTTCTGCTTCCCAACCTGTTTTTACAACAACGGTACCTTCATTAACTAAAGTTCTTATAATATCACCAACTATTTGAACTTTATCTATTTTTGTAGCCCATTGATAGTTTATTAAAATTTGATTTTGTCTAGCAGCTTTCTCATCACTACCTGTTCTAGGCTTGATTTCAAACATATCTTGTGTATTAAGGAATGGTTCTTCTAATGAAGGGTATTTCCATTCAGCTTGTCTTCTAATAACTTTAGGTCTAGTGCTACTTTTACCTGCAGCTACATCAATCTCTGCTCCACCATCAAAATTTATTCTTCTATCTTCTAACTCTTGCAAGAACAATGAATGATCATCTAATGCTGATAAATAGTCTGCATGAAGGTCTGAAAACTTTGGTTCTTTTTTCCATGAAGTTAATTTTGTGACTAATTTTTTCATCATATTCCTATTTGTTATTTAGCTAATGTTACTACAAAGTCGCTTAACTATAGATTAAGGTATAATTAAAGTTACCTAGACAGAACCACTGGTGACTAGACTCTTTCTAATAATTTAATTACACCAACATTATGTGTCATTATCTCTTCATAATTTTGAAATTTTCTTTTTCTTATTATGCTAAAAGGAAATTCTTTTCCTGCATCATCAAAACCCCAGCATTGATTACTAACATATAGAGAATTTGTGTTTGGATTGAACATTCCACTATCTTCCATCTGATCAGTTACAAAGTCAGAATATTCTAGGGGATAATCATTCTCTCCTCTGTCATGTGGATATATACTAACTTTTCCTTCTTTTTCGTTCGTAATGATACAATCAATTATTCTTAAATCACCAAAAGAATTTCTATATCTAAGCATAATATCCCAGTCTGTTATAGTAATAGGGACGCTTCCTATTGAGATCGTAGTTTTATTTGGATATGTATCTCCAGCATATCTTATTATATCTTTTGTTGTTGTTGACATCTATAATCCTTTTCTTTTTTTTATCTTACCATTATTCTATATCAAATACAGTTCTATTTACATAACTTATATCTCCGTTTGCAAGAAAATCATAATCATCAATGTTTGCATTTGCATAAATATCATAATTATCAATATTTGCATTAGGACTTAATGTTTCGATTTCTGAAGATATATCAAAAGTTTCTATGTTTGCAGAGATCTGATTTGTTGTAGGAACTTCATTAAAACATACATGAATAGTGCCTCCTACATCATTTTCAATACCTTTTATTATATCTATAATAGTTCCATACTTTACAGATGATTTGCTTTTTAATAATTCAATTAATGTCATTTATTAATCCTTGTCGTTACGGCACATCAGTAAACGATATTGCTCTAACAATATCAAGATCAGTAAGCTTGTCGCCAATGTCCATAAGTTTGTTATGTTCTTCAAGAGTAAGTGCACTTCCACCAGTTTCCACAACTATAACTTCAACCTGCTTAGGAGTATAATTTATATTTACTGTGGATGAAACAGAAGATGTATTAAAGCATTCAGGTCCTTCAAGTCCATCATCAGAAATTATTGTACCATCAATAGCTAATGTTTGATCAGTATCAAACGGAACTATCCTTGTACCGTCAAGTAAGACTAAATATCTTTCTGTTCTCTTACTACCAGAAGCATTTTTCTTATCAGAGCCTTTCATTACTAAGAAAGGATCAAATCCTCTAATAGTTTCATCATCTTCTCTCATTTGCCTCATCTCTCTATATAAGTCAATCGGGTGAAGAGTAGAAGCTGCTGAAGATGCATCTAAATATATCAATCTGTTAACTGGATCAATTCTTTCTATCATAATAATATATCTCCATTTGACATTATAGTTCCACCATGTTTTTTTGTTATCTCACTAGTAATAGCAAATACAACTTTAGACATAACAACATAATCTGAACTATACATATCTTTAATATTTATAGAAGTTATCATATCATAAATATTAAGATCGTTGCAGCATATTCTTACTTTTATAGTATCAAACCATGGAAGTATATCTGTTACTGTATTATTTTCAATTGTTACTTTATTTAAAACAATATGCAATATAACATTATTTGCTTTTTTGTTTTCTTCTGGAACAATTTTAAATACTTTTAATATTTCCACAACATCATCCTATAAATTATGCATTATTTTCTACGCCAGGTTCACAACTAAACCCAATCTCCGTGGTTCTAGAGATAGTAAATAGTGTTTTAGCTTGAGTCGCAACACCATTCCCTTCACACACGAATACACAATTTTTATTTGTACCAGCTGAACCAAGAATAGTATCATTATCGTAATCAAATGCAAACGATACAACATTATCATTGTTTGCATCTGTACTTGGTTTACCTTTAAGTTCATTACCATCTGCGTCTATAATTGTTATAACATTTGATGTATTAAAATCATCAGCACCAAAACCTTGATACCAAGCTTTAGGATCAGACTTAGCAGTTGCACCAACATTAACATTAATACTAACTTTAAATTGATATGCTTTTTCATTACCGTTGTCGTCTATAAATTTAAGTCTTTGTCTGTCTTCAACTGGGATATTGTATACATATAATCCAAGTTCATCTGCACCTGACTTAAATATAATCTTTGAATTTTCTACATCATACCAAACATCAACATCTTTACCGATTGTAACAGTTTCACTACCACTATCAATGTCAGAAGTAGAAGTAGATATTGCATCAATCCACGCAACAATTTCATCTAAATCAGCTCCATCGTCGTTAGTTATTACCCAACTAAATGTACCAGCTGTTCCTGCGAACTCATCCACAACAAGTGGAGTAGATAATTTTTCTAATTTCATATTAGCCCATACACCAGTAGGACTCGTTAATACATCACTTAATGGCATAGCAACAGGATCAGTAGTAGGATGAGGAACTTCATTGATTGCAAAACCAGTATCGAATCCACCAAGAGTAGGTATTGCCAAGTCAACATCTGTTGCCTTTCTACTGAAAGTATTTCCATAAGTTCTAAGAGAAATAATTTCTGGTAAGTCTCTACTGTCATCGCCATTCACATCATACACTAATATAGCTTCATCTATTTGACCTGGTTTGCTAAAGTCAATTGATGTTGTATGTCTGCCTAACTGATAAGAAGGTTGTGATGTTTCAAAAATATTCGATAATCCCTTATTCCCAAAGAATACTCTAGATAATGATTTGTCTAATAAAAATTCTTTCCACCCAGAACCACGGATTAGTTTTTCATCCTCAACAGTGGCAAACTTTCTATCATTAACAAATGCATATGCACCAGCATCTCTAAAC